GCCCACTCCAACAGCAACGCCTTCTATAACTCCTACTACACCCGCGCCTTTCATAGGCCAAGCAGCTAAAGGCGGAATCATTGCGTACATACTACAACCAGGAGATCCAGGATACGATGCTGGGGTAACACACGGACTTGTTGCTACCACTGCAGATATTTCAACAGCGGCAGAATGGGGATGTTTTGGTACAACCATATCAGGAGCAGATGGAACTGCAATTGGTACAGGGGATGCAAACACAATTGCAATTATGGCTGGCTGTGCTACAGCAGGAATTGCCGCTAGACTTTGTGGTGATTTAACAGAAGGCGGTTACTCTGATTGGTATTTACCAAGTAAAGATGAGCTGAATACTTTGTATACAAATAGAGTAGCAATTGGAGGTTTTGCGAATGCCTACTATTGGAGTTCTTCGCAGCATGCTGGCGACTCAGACCTCGCTTGGAGACAGGTTTTCAGCATTTTCAGTCAGACCACCAACAATAAGAACATCTCCTATCGTATTCGAGCGGTAAGAAGCTTCTAACACTAAAAACATTTTTTCGTAAATTCTTATATATTTATATACAACAACCTAAAATTAAAAAAATATGTTATTCGGAATCGCAATCGTAGTAATAGCAGTAGTTATAGCTGTTATACTAAACAAATCAAAGATCTCTAAAGTAGCTCAAGAATTAGAATCTAAAGTACAAGACACCATCGAATCAGTTGAAGCAGCAGTTGCTCCAGCAGTAGAAGAGATTCAAGAGATTACTGCCAAGGCCTCAAAAGTATTACCAGCAAACGACTTAATCAAAAAAGTTGAAGAGGTAGAAAAGAAAGTGGCTGTAAAAACAAAAGCAGCAGCTACCAAAAAAGCGGCCAAGAAACCAGCAACAAAAAAATCTAAATAATATATGGAAAAAATCACGTTAAAGCTTTACGAGTTTTATAACCTTGAAGCTGAATTAAACGGCGTTACGAATCAACAAATTGGAGAAGTTACCTCAAAGGGACTTTTGGCAGAAAAAATCAAAATGACCACCAAGTACTGGTTAAACGATCTAGTTAAAAGAGTCGTAACAGAGAAAGAAGCTTGCGAAGCGTTAAAGCAAGAGTTAATTAAGAAACACGGAGAAGCCGACGATCAAGGCAACGTATCTATCCCAATGTACATCAACGAGGTAAAGAACGAAGAAGGCCAAACAGTTTCAAGAGAAATTAACCCCAAGTTCGTAGAATTCCAAAACGAATTCAACGCAGTATTGAACGAAGATAAAGACTTGGAATACAAAGGCTTTACGTTGGAAGAGTTTGAAAACGTTGAGTCAGAAGGCAAGTACGATACTTTCTTCAAATTAATCAAAATAGCGGAATAATCGCAAAAAGATAAATGACAATCGGCTCACCCAAAAAGTGGGCCGTTTTTCTTACATATTTATAGCAAATCTAGTTATGGAAAAGCAATTAACACCAGAAGAGTTACAACAGATCAATCTCATTAGAACCGACGCTTTAGAAGTCGCTTCCTTACTTGGAGAGTTAGAATACCAGAAGATGGTAATAGAATTAGACCAAGAGGAATTAAGAGCAAAGATCAAAAGAATCAAGATAAAAGAAAAGGAAATTTTCGAAGAAATCAAAGAAAAATACGGCAACGTCTCCATAAACATCGAAACTGGGGAAATCAGCTAAAGCGTTTTGAATCAAATATCGATATTTATTATTAGAAAAAAAACGACATAAATGGCCGAAACATTAATTAGCCCGGGAGTCTTCTTACAAGAGAACGACTTATCTCAGATAACCCAAGGTCCTATCACAGCTGGAGCAGCAATCGTCGGACCAACAGTAACTGGTCCGGTGAACATACCAACCTTAGTAACTACTTACTCTCAATACAAGGCTGTATTCGGAGCTCCCTTCGTTTCTGGAGGTGCAGTTTACGAGTACTTAACTAGTATGGCAGCATTGAACTACTTCGAGCAAGGAGGAAATTCATTGTTAGTAACTAGAGTAGCTTCTGGTTCTTACACACCAGCTACTGCTTCTATTACAAATGCGGCTAGTTCTACAGCATTCGTTCTAGAAACTTTATCAGTTGGATCTGTAATGAATAACAACGCAGCATCTTTCCAAACTAGCGCATCTAACGGTGCTTTGGTTTCTGGATCTTCTGCTAACTTAAGATTTGAAATTACCTCTACCGACACTGGTTCTGGTATTTTCAACATGATCGTTAGAAGAGGTGATGACTACGAGAATAGCAAGAGCATTCTTGAAACATGGAATAATCTTTCTTTGGATCCGAATCAAAACAACTACATCTCTTATGTAATTGGTGATCAAACACAAACAGTAACAACTGACGATTTAGGTAACTACTACTTACAAATTACTGGTTCTTACCAAAACAAGAGCAAGTATATCAGAGTTAAGTCAGTAGCCACTCCAACCCCAGGTTACTTGAACACTTACGGTCAAGCACAATCTCAATATACAGCATCTTTACCAATCGTAGGATCTGGCTCTTATAACGGTTCTTTTGGAGCTGCTACAGGCGCAATCTTCGGTTCATTCGGTAAAGAGCCTGTTAACTTCTTCGAAAATATTGCCAACGTGCCTTCTACTACTGCAACAAGCAATTCAAATATTCAAGGAGTTTTTGCTACAGATTATAACACAGCTATCAATTTATTAGGAAATAAAGACTCTTATAAATTCAACATATTATATGCACCAGGCTTAACAGCAGTAAACGCTACAAGCCAAGTAACAAGCTTAGTTAACACAGCACAAACAAGAGGTGACTCTATAGCTGTAGTTGATATGGTTGGTTACGGTCAATCTATTCCTACATTGCTTTCTCAAGCTACTGGATTCGATAACTCATACGCCGCAGCTTATTGGCCTTGGGTTCAAGTAAGATCAAGAGAGACTGGTAAATTAGCATTTATCCCAGCTTCTACAATTGTTCCTGCTGCTTACGAATACAACGATAGAGTTGGAGCAGAATGGTTCGCACCAGCCGGTTTAAACAGAGGCGGTTTACCAACAGCTCTTCAACCTGAGCGTAAATTATCTTCTAACGATAGAGATAGAGTTTACCAAGGTTCAATCAATCCAATCGCTACTTTCCCAGGCGTTGGTACAGTTATCTACGGTCAAAAGACTTTACAACGCAGACCATCTGCATTAGATAGAGTTAACGTTAGAAGATTGTTGATCGCTCTTAAAGACTACATCGGTCAAGTTGCACAAACTATTGTATTCGAGCCTAACACACAAGTTACTCGTAATAGATTCTTAAGTCAAGTTAACCCTTATTTAGAGTCAGTTCAACAAAGACAAGGTTTGTACGCATTCCAAGTAGTAATGGACGATAGTAATAATACTCCTGATGTAATCGATAGAAATCAATTAGTTGGATCTATCTACTTACAACCAACTAAAACTGCTGAGTTTATTCAATTAGACTTCAACGTTTTACCTACAGGAGCAACATTTGGCCAATAATATCAAATAAAATAGAAAATGAACGATAATACAATCATTAGAATTAAAGTACCAGCTCATCTATACGAAAGCGTAAAGGCTAAGTTGATGATCAAAGACGAAACTTCTCAATTAGAAAAATTGGAAGAAGCAAAAGCTAAGATCGAAAAAATGATTTCTGAAGCTAATAAAGTCGACGCTCAATACAAAAGCGATATGAAAACGAAGAAAGAAGCAGAAGCTAAGAAGAAAGCTGCCGAAAAGAAAAAATAAGTTATAACAATATTTATAAAAGAATAACTAAATCAATAGACCATGCCAGTATTGGACCCAAATGAAATCATGTTTACAGCGTTTGAACCTACAGTTTCAAATCGCTTTGTAATGTACATCGATGGCATTCCTTCATATATGATCAAAAAAGCCGATGCTCCAGGTATCACTTTAAATGAGATCAAAATCGACCATATCAACGTTTACCGTAAGATCAAAGGTAAAGCTGAATGGAAAGATATCAGTTTGTCATTGTACAACCCAATCAGTCCATCAGGCCAAGAAGCTATTATGGAATGGGTACGTTTACACCATGAGTCAGTTACCGGTAGAAACGGTTACTCTGACTTTTACAAGAAAGATATCAACTTATCAATCTTGGGTCCAGTTGGTGATATCGTATCTGAGTGGATCTGCAAGGGCGCTTTCATCAAAGAAGCAAACTTCGGAACTTACGATTGGTCTACTTCAGATCCTACCGAATTGACTTTAAGTCTTGGTATGGACTACGCTATCTTGAACTACTAGTATACTAATAACATACAATATAAGAAAGGCCGCTTCACTGCGGTCTTTTTTTGTTCCCGGAAATTTGAATGGGGTATATTTATAAATAAAATACATAGTTTATGGCAGAAAAGTTTCAGGTTCCTACCGAAATGATAGATCTTCCTTCAAAAGGCTTGATCTACCCAAAAGAAAATCCTGCATCGTCAGGTCAAATTGAATTAAAATACATGACCGCTAGAGAGGAAGACATTCTCACCAATGCTAACCTGTTACGTCAGGGTCTAGCTATTGAGAACATGCTTAAATCTCTTATTAAAACTCCAATAAAGTACGAGGATCTGCTTCTGGGCGATCGCAATGCGCTTCTTATAGCCGCTCGTATATTGGCTTACGGTAAAGACTACTCTTTTGACTACTATAATCCTGCCACAGGAGAAGTTGAGACGGTTGTTGGTAACTTACAGTCAGTTGGATACAAAAACGTAGACGTTAGTGCATTGAACGAAAAGAACGAGTACTCTTTCGAATTGCCAAGCACCAAGAACGTTATTACATTCAAATTACTTACAATCTCAGACGACAAGAAGATCGACGAAGAGGTAAAAGGCTTGAAAAAGAATTTGGGAGACGCAGCACCAGGTTTGTTGACTACCAAATTAAAGCATCAAATTACTTCGGTTAACGGAGATTATTCAACAAAGACCATCAGAGAGTTCATCGACAGCGGTGCCCTACTTTCAATAGATTCTATGCCGTTAAGACGTTATATAGATTCTATGACTCCGGACATCGATAGTCAGATCACTTTCACTACAAAAGGTGGAGAGGAGGTCACATCTGACATGCCAATGACGGCGGAATTCTTTTTTCCCGGGAGCGGAATATAGGTCAGTATTCATGACCGAGGTTTTTGACCTCGTATATCACGGTGGTGGAGGTTTTACTTACACTGAAGTTTGGCAGATGGATGTACCTAAGCGTCGTTTCAATATTAAAAAGATCAACGAACACTTAGAAAGGCAACGTCAAATGCAAGAAGATAACGATAAAGTCCTCACAAACAAGACAGATAATTCAAAAGTAGTCATACCAGAGTTTGCCAAGCCAAAGTCTGAAGACAAGCCCACGTTTGTATCTAAGGTAAAACCAAAGGCTTAAATATTTATTTTTAGTTAACAATCAATATGGCAGATCCTAATAACCCTTCAGGTCCCGGTAT